AAAAACGGACAGGCGCTCTGTGTTCCAGCTATCAATCATCTGGTTCATGGCGCGCAGTGCGTCCTGCGACGTATCAGCCGAGGGAGTTTCGCCTTCTGCCAGAACGCCTAGAAGCCTAAGCGAACCGTTGATTATGTCCCCAGCCGTTTCCATCGTTTAGTCTTCCTGCGTTGTGCGGCGGCGGCCAGTGCGCGCCGGCATTTCGTTAGCTATATCAGCTACAGGCGCGTCAGGATAGTATCTTTCCCACCCAAAGTCTTCGTCGGCGCGGGCTTCCTCTTCGGATATAGCAACCTTTGCGCCGTGGATGTCGTGAACAAGATAGATAACGGCCATAAAAACCCTTAAAAATGGACGGCCCGAAAGCCGTCCAGATTAGTTATACGCAGTGGATGATTGCAAAGTTAATCACTACAGCTTCTGACAGCGAGCCGCCAGAAATGTTGCGTAGGCTGATGCTGACAGAGCCAGCACTCAAATTGTTTGCAAACACGTTGTACGATCCGGGGGTTGCTTGACCGCCAGAGATAGTCAGAATAACAGTGTCATTTGCAGAAATGAAGCTGTTGTTCAGCGTGAACGTAGCGTTAGTAGCAGTGTTCAAAGACGCGTTGTTCATGGTGATGCGACCAGCAGGCTTGTTCAGCGTTACAGCAGTTGACTTGTCTGTCGCCTGCGTAACCGTGCCTTGTGCTGCGGCGGTGTAGCCGATTTGCTCGTCGGTCAAGAGATATTGTGCGCCAATAATGTCTTGATCGAGGTATGCAACACCAATAGGTTTATTGTTAGGCATTGATTTTCTCCTGAAAAGGATGCCCCGACCGAAGCCGGGGCAAACCTATTAGCCAGCGATGCGGTACAGGTTGTACGTTGTTGCGCTGGTTTTAACAGCACGGAACAGTACGCTCTTGGATGCAACGCCTGCGCCGGAACCAACCAACGTCCAGCCAGTGCCTACTACGATAGTAGGAACGCCGGTGCTGGTAGCAACCAAAGTAAACTCAAACGATGAGTTGGTCTTTGCGCTGCTGATGTCGGTGTTGACAACCGAAACAGCAGGGAGCGTAAGATCGGCTGTAGAAGCCGAAGTGTACACAACAATGCCGCCAGCCAAATCGGCTGTGGTCAGTGTAGCTGCTGCGGTATATGCAGTAGGGATAGCCGAAGTACCAAGAGTAACTTCGCCAAGATTTCCGTCGCCGACTTGATAACCGCCAGCACCATTAGGAAGAGCCATAATAAAAATCCTTTAAAAAAGTTGGCCCCCGGCGAACCGAGGGCCAGTGTTAAATTAACCCCACATCCGGACGGCCATTTGCGGACGGATCGTGCTGTAGCCATACAGAACGTCAATACGGCAAGGCAGACGGTCGTTGTTGATGTCGTACTGACGAACAACGCGCAAGCTGATGCCGTTATGCACCTGACGCGAAGCCATATCTACGCCTTGTGGGAGCAGAAGGTCGGCGGTTGCGAAGGTGATAGCGTCCTTGTGGTATACAAGGTTCTGAGCGTACTGTGTGGACGCTGCGCCGACGAACACGATTGCCTTGCTGTTAGCAGGCAGTGTGTTGACCGTAGCAAGTGCGTGGTTAGCCGAGTACATTGCAGCAACAGTGATGTTGCCTGCGCCAGAAGCGTTGAGCGTGACATCAGCCAAAGCAACGAACTGGAACAACGAACCTGTGCTTTCGCGGGTCTGTGGGTTGACTGCAAAGCAGTCAGCAACCGTGAACACGTCACCAGCTTTGACAACAGCAGCGTTACCAGCGCCAGTGATGGCGATGGTTGTTGCACCTTCAGCGGTAACAGCCGCCGAAGTTGTGCCGCCAGTTGCAGTACGCGAACCAGTGGTGAACTGCTTGATGGACTGCGACATATTGATTTCGTCGAAACCAAGTACGCCTGTACCCATCATGCCGTTCTTGAACTGCTTGCTGATCGTGTCGGTTGGGTTGAATAGACCCTTCAAGCCTTCGACCAAGCCAGCGTTAGCTGCTGGGTTGACGGTGGCGTAACGTGGCGACATCACCGCAGCGTTTTCGTTCAGCTTCTGCTGTGCAGCAAGAAGAACTGCCGAAGTGCCGGGAGTTGTGCCGGGCGTGCCGACCGAGTTACCGATGGTTTGGAACGCGTTTGCAACGTCAGCGTCGATGCTGGAAGCAAGCTGCGAGATACGTGGCTTGAGAACGCGCTCTGCGAAATCGTCAAGCTGCATGGTCAATTCAGCAGTCGTGAAGTTGACGCCGATGTGCTTCTGGTTGGCAACGGTCAGTGTTGTGAACTGCTCGTTGTCATCCTGTACCTGAAGGGCTGCGCCGTCAGTTACAAGCGCACGGTCTGGAAGACGGATACGCAGGGTTGAGCCAATTTTAGCACCTTCGACAGCGAAGCTGTCGTCGTACTGGCGGTTTACGTTACGTGTGAGCACAAGGTTGTTCTCCAGAATTTCCAGAGCCTTCCGCGTGATCATGTCAATTGTTAAAATCTAGTTAGACATGGTAATAATCCCAAATTATCTGTTGCGTTGTGCCTCGTACTTCTTGATCTGCCGCATACGTTCCGCTTCGATCCATTCCGACGTACTCATCGACTTAGTCGAGCGAGGGTCGGTGGTGTCAAACTGGTTTAACCCAGTAGAACGTGCTGTGACAGGCGCAATCGGAGCCGGGGCGTTTGAAGTTCTTTTGACCGGCGGATTTGAGGACAATGAAGCCTCAAGTTTCCCAATCTCTTTTGCCTGCAAAATTGGCGCTAGGCGGGCGATGCGATCAGCTTCTTTCGGATTTGAGCCGAGATAATATAGAACGTCTGGGCCTGCGTCTGACGCTTGGATGCTTTGCGCCATGAAATCCGTAATCGGGAGGTTGGGGTTGTATGCGACTTGTTCAAAGTCATCATACTTGTCCCGTGCAGCCTCTTCACGGTCATGGTAGGCATCCTGCAATTCAGCTTGCTGCCGTGCGGTTTCCCGCCTCGCCAACAATTCTTCGGCTTTACGTTCGGCCAAAACCTCTGCGTAATCCTCATAAGTCTCAAACTGTTCAGGGGTTATGTCATGCACCGCTTGTTGGCGGGCCTGCATTTCCTCTGCTTTTTGAGCCTGTTCGCGCTCCCATTTGCGCTGTTCTCTTGCGAGGCGCTTGCCAACAATTGCGTCAAGTTCTTCTTGTGTGAAGGACTTATTTGCTTCCTGTTCGGCAGGCGTTTCCGGCGTCGTGTTTTCTACAGGCTCGATTGCTGCCGTGGCTTCGAGTTCTGGCGCGGAGGCATCCGCTACGTTGGGGACTGTTTCGTCCATGTGTAACTCCTATGGAGTTCCTGATGTGCCGCACCAGTACGGTTAATGGTCAAACTACAGTAAATTATGTGGCTTGACAATATGCTTATGGCTCTTTGCTATTTAGAAGCGCGTAACTGAGCAAGCTGTTCGGCTGCCGTTTCAAGTTCGCGCGTCTTAGCTGCTTGCTCTTCGTCCGTCATTGGGCGAACACTGTGAACGTCTTTTACAACGCCATCGACCCATTGATAGGTGACGCCTTCGTATACCTCGTAAATGCCGATTGCGGGTTGATCCACGCGGACAAATTTAGCAAAAGTGTCTGGTAGGTTTGCCGTGTCCGCGTCGGGGAACGCTGCGCGAAAGTTGTCCGCGAAAATCGGATGCTCATGCGGCTGACCGTTACGGATTTGAATGTAAAGTTCAAGGTCGGTACGTTCCATTTATAGGTTCCCCGTATTAGTAGATGGGAAAGAGCGCGAAGTTCCGGGCCAAATAATGCGGACTGCGCCGCCGCCGCCAGTGCCGTTACACGCGCCACCGCCGCCGTAAAGGCCGCCGTTGCCGCCGGGTTGGCTGTAGCCTGCCGCGCCCTGCGCGCCGCTTGCGCCCGAAGACCCCCCAGTGCCTCCGCTGCGCCCCGTGCCTCCAGTGCCGCTAGTCCCCGAACCAAGAATACCGACACCGCCGCCGCCGCCGCCGCCGCCTTCTGATGAGCTATATGTTGCCCCGCCGCCGCCGCCGCCGCCGCCGCTGCCGCTGCTGCCGGTCCCATGATCGGAAGTACCAGAACTACCTCCGTCACCGCCGGCACCTGTGTAGCCACCCGCGCCGCCGCCGCCGTTAGAGGGAGTTGGTGCGGCTACGTAGCGTTGTCCGTTGCCGCCGTTGCCGCCAGTACCCACGCCGCCGCTGCCGCCCGCGCCGCCGCCATTAAACGCTGCACGTCCAGCGCCCCCGCCATTGGCAACAACGGTACTACTATTAAAGGTAGACGCGCCGCCGTCTGTCCCCGCACTACTGCCGCCGTTGCCGCCAGCCCCTACAACCACGGCGTAGGTGTTACCGGGGATAACTGTTATATTATTAACATACCGAAGCGCACCGCCGCCGGCGCTACTGCCATAACTATTTTGGCCATCACCACCGCCGCCTGCGCCGACCGCAACTACCGAAACAGAAGTAACCCCGGCAGGGGCCACCCAGCTATATGTACCAGCGGTGGTGTACGCGTCTTGTCCAACTACCGCAGGTGTTACGCTGTTACTCGGTGCGCTTGCTGGACCCGTACCAGTTGCGTTAGTTGCAGTTACCGTGAAAGTATAAGCAGTGCCTGTAGTCAGCCCAGTTACCGTTATCGGCGAAGATGAACCAGTGGCTGTAATGCCCCCCGGACTTGAAGTGACTGTGTAACCTGTAATAATTGGCGGCACACCGGGATCGACAGGTGCGGTAAACGCTACTGAAGCTGTGGTCGCCGTAGAAGATGTAGCCGTAACACTTGTGGGTGCGCCGGGTAGAACGCCGGCGGGTCCGCCGCGCGTAGACAGCGAAGTAGAGGCCTTTAAGCCTATACCTAAACCATTACGAACGGGGATGCCAAAACTCATCGGATGTTAATCGGCTTTGCGTACAGTGTACCGCTTGCGCTGATCTGGATAGCACTGACGCGCCATGTGCCGCCCGTACCGCCGGCGTCGCCGGGCTGTGGTACGTAAATTGGTACAGGTGTGTTAGCCGGCAGCGGTGTATCAGCCGTTGTAGCTGTGACGCCATTGCCGATGCGGACATACGCATCAGATGTACACCAAACCAGCACGCCTTGCGGGCCAGCGTTCCAGCCAGTTACCGAACCGGCAGTGCCAGTGTAAGCTACGCTTTGAGTAGCAAAACCGGCGTCATTAAGAGGGCGTAAAAGTTCCATATGTCGCGTCCTTATGCGAGAAATTTAAGTTTGTACAAGGTTGAGTAATACAACCCAAAAATCTCGTCGATAATGTTTTGGAGTGGGGTACACTCCTTATCAACGACTTTATACCGCATTTCCATCAGTTCGTCTACTTGACCTTCAAGAAACTCGACAATGTTGTTAGTCTTCTTAGCCGACATAAGCGAAATAGGCCCGATAAGGCCGTATTTGCCTTGATAGGCTTCCGCAAATTTGTCAGCCAGTTCAATCACTTCATCATAGAAAGTGTTCAAAGCAGAGTGCTTGGCAAAGCTACGCGTGTTCAGGTGCGTCGAATGGGCTACATCGCGCGCAAGAAACAGAGTACCTACAAAATCAGCGCATTTCATGTCGCTATTCTCCAAGCGCGGTAATTTGGGCTTGCAGCACCTGAAGCTGTGCAAGGAGTTCTTCTTTGGTGGGTGTCGGTGGAGCAGGCGCCGGTTCAGGCGCGGGGCGCAAGTCTACAAACGCGCCGTTAACGTAAGTCCATCCGATACCCGCCTCTTCAGGTAGTTCCACCCAGTTTTGCTCAGAAGCGTATTCAGTCTCGGCTAAAACTGCATTAACAACAGTCCCGTTTTCTATGATTGCGTATTTAGCCATGTTACGTTCCTCAATATTCAATCACAACGACGCCGTTGCCGCCTGACGTGCTGCCGCTGCCACCAGCCCCAATAGTAACGGTTAAAGTGTTGCCTGGAGTTAGGTTTTTTAGATAAGAAATTGCGGTACCGCCGCCGCCGCCGCCGCCGCCGGGGGCGGTGCTAGTGCTGCTTGACACGCCTGCGCCGCCGCCGCCATAATTACCACCAGAACCCGCTTGACCGCCTCCACCAAAAAATGAACTTCCGCCCGGCTGCCAACCCATAAATCCGTTTTGACTTGATGATTGTCCGGGATCACCACTAAAGTTTAAATTGCCCCCAGAAGCACTGCCACCAGCGCCCCCCGTTGACCCGTTATTACTTGGTCCCCCTGCGCCGCCGTTTCCAGTTATAGTGCTTATAGTTTGCGTACCAGAAGCTAAAGAAGTATCTCCTCCCGCGCTACCAGCACTGCCGGGTTGACCGCCTCCGCCGCCGCCGCCGCCAATGACCGTCACTTTTATAGTAGCTATGCCCGCGGGAATCGTAAACGTTCCAGAACTTGCAACAACCGTCAGATTTTGAAATGGTGCCGCTGGTGCGGCTGCACTGGTCCACGTTGTCCCATTGCTGGTAAGTAAATTACCAGATGCCCCCGGCGCAACTGCTTGCAACGCTGAAGTGCCATTACCTAAAAGAACGTTATTAGCCGTGAGCGTCGCCGCGCCTGTACCGCCGTTTGCAACAGGCAACGTACCCGTTAGGTCGCTTGTTGGAATTGTAGCTGAACCAGTTAAAGGTGAAGTGCCGCTACCCTTAACGTAACCAGTTAGCGTTGACGCGCCTGTACCGCCGTTAGCGACAGGTACGTTAGTGACAGCCAGCGTTCCGCCAGACAACGCCAAGGCCGTACCTGCACTAATTTCTTCGGCAGCGCCTGTGCCAGCAGTAGTGCGGCCTAGCAACCTATTGGTGGCAAGCGTCAGTTGATGCTCTGCGTTCCAATTAGATGGCTGAACAATCGTTGCGTCGGCGCTGTCAATTTTGGCGGACTGAAAAGTATGTTTAAGGCTTACGGGCATTACATCATTCCTTCAGGCGGCATAGGTGGTTGCTCTGGCATCTCAGGCATACCGCCCATTTCTGGCATTGGTTGCTGTGGTGGCATTTCTTCGTTCATCATGGGCTGTTCACGCATTTCGGGTGATCCGTTAATCAAATCGCCTGTGTCTAGCGCGCCAGCAATTGTACCCATGACAATATCCTGAATTTGCTCTTCTGTCATCCCTGCTTGCATCGCACTGATACGTTTTGTTTCCGCATCGTAGGCGTCTACCTGCGCTTTGTATTCCTTGATGTCTACTTCGCGCTTCGCAACGTCTGCCTGCACACCTTCAATAATATCGACCATGCGGTTCAGTTCTTGCGCCATGACTTCCATTTGCTGCTGTGCAGCAGCCATTTCAGGTGACTCATCGCCTTCAGCCAACACTTTGGGATCAAGAATCTTTTTGAAACGGTTTGCCATTTCCTGCGCGCCGGGCCAATCCATGTTCTTGATGAACAAATCGCCTGCAACAGCCCAAAGTTGTGGGTTGGATTGCAGAATCTGGCTCATAGCGTCGAGTGCTTCTTGACGTTTGGTCATGTAGCCGGGGCCAGTGGTGACCATAACGTCGTATGTACCAACGCCGGGGTTGTAAATCTTTTCGATCAAACCGCCGGTTTCAAGGTCACGCACTTCGCGTACAGGTTCTTCCTGCGTCGGGTCCATTTTGACCATGCTGACTTCGCCATCAGCACCGATGATGCGTGCAATGCGCTGTGTATCGTAGATTTTAGGGATAAGATCGACGATTTGACGCGTGATGTGGCGAATAGCCCGCGCAAGGTTGTCAACATAGTGATACGTGCCGACATCGCCCTGCTTTTCGCGTGCGACGATAGCTTTTGCAGACCGTTCATTGCCTTGCTGGCCCAGTGAGGCGTCGTACTGGCCTGTAGTGGCCTTAATATCCTCTCCAGCGCCCATTTTAGCCTGTATAAGACCTGTTTGGGGTAGAGGTGGCTGTGCGCGTTGCGGCAGCGGTAGAGTGCCTCCAGCGCCGTCTGTAACGTCTGGATTGACTTCCAAATACGGCCAGTTGGTCGTGTTGGCAGTCTTCCACTGCTGTTCGTAGCCTTCAAACTGGCCGCCGTAGCCGATAAACGGCGCTTTAGGCGCCAATGCAAGCATTTCTGCCTCTTGGCTGGTCCAGTAGTTGTACATACGCTGGGCGTCTTTGGCGTTACGCACAAGCCCAGAGATGTAAATTTGGCCGTCAACTTCCCATTCGTTGCCGATTACGCGCACGACAGGTATCCATTTACCGGGCCATTCGCGTTCGTCGAGGATGTCAAAGCCATTGGTCTTCATCCACATGACTTTTTTACGGTTTACTTCGCGTGTGCGAAGCGGTTTGCCGTACATTTCTTTAAGCTGCTTGTCTTCTGGCGAATTAGCCTTTGCAGTCTGGTTATTTGGGTACAGATGCAGCGTTTCGCGCTTGTAATCGTTGTAAAAATACTCCGCAATGCGGATCGTATCTTCTTGTAACCACGACGAAATGCCTTGGTCGCCAACGCCTTGGCTATACAGCGTGCTGATTGGCGTCGCGTCAGGGAACAGACGCTCATATTCGGTTTTTAGAATGTCTTCAGTGATGAAGCACCACTCAGCGTCAGCGCCGCATGGGTCTTGGATCGTTGGGTCCATGTAAACGCTAAATGCGTTACGGACACGGCCAATCTTAACGTCCTGATCGAACGTATCGTCGTTGCAATACTCAGTCAGCAGGCGGATATAACCTTCGCCATAGGTGACTTGGTTGTCGCAAGCAGTGTCATACGCAACGTCGGCGTCCGACATATACTCAATGTGGCGTACCACACCGTTAAAAATCTCTGCTACCTGTACGTCAGCATTGTCATCGGCAGGTATAACCTTACCATTTGGACGGTTTTGACGCTGTTCGTTCGTCACCTGACGGACGTGTTGAGGCAATTTGTTAATTGTCAAGCATGGACGTGCGTTAATTGCCTGTCCTTGCACGCTTCCGCGTGTTGACAGCACGTCAGCAGGCCATTGCCACTGGTTGTCAGGGCTGCCGGCCATGAAGCGTAGATCGTCCAACTCGTCTTCACGGCTGTCCGAATACGCTGATTGCGCCATTGTGAGGCGGCTACGCATGGTAGCCATCTTGTCATGGTCATCGCCAGTAGTTTTAGGCCCGTTAGAGCCTACGTTGGCAACTTTGCCTGCCGTGTTAATGCCTGTGGGGTCGGCCATAACCTATTTCTTGCCCTTCTTGGCGGCTTCGCGCTTGACGCTGTAGGCAATAGCTACAGCCTGCTTGACAGGCTTGCCAGCGTTTACTTCAGCCTTAATGTTCTTGCGAAACGCAGCTTTGCTGGGTGACTTAGTAAGGGGCATGATTACTTCTTTTTGCCCATCGGTGTTGGCTTCATCCGCACTGTTAGGCTGATGGCTTTCTGCGGTTTAACAGGCGCTGGGCGACCGCCGGCTGCGCTTGTGGTACCTTCGCGGGCCAGAATCTTCATGGCTGCTGCCTTGCGGGCTGGATCGCGGTTAGCAATAGCTGCTTTTTCGGACTTCATAGTCCCGGCTTTGTACAGGCTTTTACCGTATTTATCTGCTGGCATTTACTTACCTTTCTTAGCGGTTTTGGCGCTGTCCTTAAACGCCTTGGCAGTTGGTGCGCCTTTAGCGCCCGGTTTACGCATTTTCTCGCCTGATCCGGCGGCAATGCGGGCTTTTTTAGCATGGATATTTGCGTACAGTCCGGGTTTCATGAGCATTTCCACCTTTTCAAACTAGCTTTGGCGCGTTCGCCGTTCTTAGCCTTGGCTGCTACCGCACCCATGCGCGCACAAAACGACGCTTTGCGGCCTGCATCCGCTTTTGTCTTCGGGTTGGGTGCAGGTGCCTTTAACTTGCTGCCTGTCGCAGCATTATACTTGGCTCTGCCAGCGGCTGTCAGTCCCGCGCCCTTTGACACAGGCAATTTCTCGCCCCTGCCAACGGATAGCGACACCGATTTTTTCTTGTCCGCCATTAACTGCCCATCCACGATGTAGATATTCCAGAGGAAGAATACGCGCTTACGCGGCGGTTGTCAACGCGCGACAGACGCGGATCGGTAGATGCCACAGGAAACGCGAACGTGACCGCTATGGCGTCCGCTGCGTCAGGCGATGCTAGGCCGCGCGCCTTCATATCTTTCTTGCTTTCGAGGAACAGCGTACCCTTGCTGTCAGGCTTAGTGCGCGGACTGATGAGGTCCGTCTTTAGGAAGCGGTCACTCGGTATGTGGCCTGTTTTCAGCCAATCCCGCATGGCACCCCACATCTCTGCGCGTTTGTTGCCCCACATGGTCTGGTTCTTAGCCTTATTGCCGAAGTTCACGCCGCGTATCTTGTACCGCTGTTCCTTCAGTCGGTCTACGACGCCTGCACCTAGCCCGCCTTCGTCGATGCAGACCAGCGCAGGCTTGTACTGCTCTATGGCGTCGATGACGTGTCCAGCCACTTCCATAGTGTCTGCGCCGCGGTGTCTCCGTAGTTCCAAGATGTCACGCCCTTGGCGCACAGCAATGACGGTAGCGTCAGCCCCGAAGCGTGCAGGGTCAACACCTATGACGATGGGCGCTGTGGCATCTTTAGCCGGTGTGCGCTTCATGGCATCATCTACCAGATTGCTTCCAATGAACTGATCGTCACCTTCTGACGGGAAATTACCGTAAACTTCGACGCTGGCTTGGTAGCTGTCTGGCCCATATTCGTCGATGATGCGCTGATACAGGTTTTTATCTGTACCCTCGACATCGCGTGCGTCGATGACGCGTGTCTGCCAGAACGCCCGCTTGCTGTGGAAGGTTTCGTAGAAATAGCCAGTGTTCCGCCGCGGGTTGGAAAAGGCCAGATGGAAACGATGCGGCGTATTTTCTGTGAAGAAACCGTCGCTGACAGACCATATCGAGTCTGGAATACCGCTGGCTTCGTCGAAGATCAGCATCACACCGTCGAAGTTGTGAACACCAGCGTATGCGTCAGGGTTTTCTTCCGACCACAGCCGGCCCTCGACTGACCAGTAGCGCGTACCTTTCTTCAAGTCCCGCTCGACCAGTTCTGTCAGCCACTTGGCTGGCATGATGCGTGTGGCTGCTATCTCGAACCAGTGACTGTTAAGGCTCATTGCCAGCCACTTAGTTATTTCTGCCCATGTTACGGACCGCAACTGCGCCTCGGAGTTGGCCGACACGATGGTGGTCGAGCCGATCCGTGACGATAGCATCCATATCGTCAGCCATGACACTAGCGCCGACTTGCCGATACCGCGGCCTGACGCAATCGCCAGCCGCGCAGTGTCGAAGTCAACCTTGCCGTTGTTCGCCTTGATGTGGTCGCGCAGGTCGCCGAGTATCTGACGCTGCCATTTGCGCGGTCCGGGGAAATGTTCCAGCGGTGTGCCCTGCTGTCCCCACGGGAATGTATATAATACGAAAGCTAGTGGGTCATCCTTCAGGCTGGGTGACCACAACCTTGCCATCAACTCCATCTCGTCTTGCGCTGAGTATATCGGCTGCTGCATGGTGTGTGTTATCCTCTAGCTGCGCTGGGGGCGTCACGTCAGTGTACAGCCCTTCGATGACGCGCGACTGTGCTTTTTCCAGCGCGCCTGTGATGCTTATCTGTTGGTCGATGTTTACGTCGATCTGCTGCTTGGCTACCCAGCCGTGCTGATGCTTAAGTATCTCTAGCGCAGCCTTGCTGTCGCCATCGCGTGCCGCCTCGTACATAGTCTTGGCCGCGGTCATCTCGCCGTCGGCACGACCTTTGATCTCCGCCATCTCCACCAGCGGGTCCGCATCCGCCAGCACGCGGAACTGCCGCGGGGTTAATCCAGCGGCCATAGCGAGGCTGTCACCTTTTAGGCCGTAGCGCGCAGCTTCATAGATTGCCTCTAGCCGCGCCTCGGTGGCCTGCGTCCGCTCTGGTGTGAATGGCAGTGAGTAGAAAGTCATTGGGCGTACTATAGTGTGTTGCATTCTAATTTGCAAAAAATAAAAAATTGTTTGCGGACCTACCCGCGACAGTCACGCGGCCCACCGGCCCTACCCCCACCCCTCCAGCATTATGTTAAATTCAATCTGGCGTTGTGGCTGGCTGGCTCACGCTTGCGTTTGCTGGCTTGCGTTGCGCTACGCGATTAGCGTTCTTGTTCTGTTCTGGCTGGATTAGAAATGGCCTTTCCCTTTCCACGTTGCGAGCGGTTCGCAAAAACACATCTGCTAGCTGGCTAGCTACGCGCGCGTAAAAACACATAGGCGGTTTAGGCTATGCGATCGCGTGTCATGACTGCGTAGGTCATGACGTCATGACTGCGTAGGTCATGACTGCTTTACGTTCGCGTAAGGTTTGAGGGTAAGTTAGGCTATTTAGGCTATTTAGGCTATCGGGTTTCAGTTGCCCTAAAAGCATTTGTAACACTGTATCATAACCATATAGGTTAATTATATCATTTCATCACTAACTTAACATCCAATAGCCTAAACCGCCAATCCACCCTTCAAAGCCGCGGGAATCTGCCGTTTAAAAATAGTCATTTCGCCTAATCCCATAGCCTAACAAATGACTATTTTTCACCCGGTGCATTTTTTTGTTTGCAAGTACCCTCAAACTATGCGACGGAAGGCTTGCAACACATTATGAGGCAAAACAAATGCAAAACTACTTTGAAACGTTAAACGCCGCTCTTGATAGCGAAAGTTTGATCGATATTTGGCCTATCACTGCAAGCGTACCATATGGCGCGACTATCGGCTTTGCGATCGCCGGGCGCTGGATATCTATCTATCGCGACGGTGTCACCGGCTTGTACGAGCGCCCGGTGCACTATGCGACGCTAATGCCAGACACCGGCCTAATCCACCTTTAACAACCACCACCGTAAAATAAGGTACAATAAAATGACACTTCACCAGATACAATTTACCCGCACAAGCCGCAATTCAAAAACTGGCCCCATGCCAGTCACTACAACGTCAGAGGAGAGTTGCCCGCAAGCTTGCCCGCTTAAGTACAACGGGTGCTTTGCCGATAGCGGACCGCTTGCGTTATTGTGGCGCAAGGTAACCGAGCGCAAGGCTGGCATTGCTTGGGATAGCGCAATGGCAGAGATTACCAAGTTACCTAAAGGTACGTTGTGGCGCCACAATCAAGCCGGCGACTTGCCCGGTGTAGGTGACGCGATCGACGCAAACGCGTTGCATCAATTGATAAACGCTAACAGAGGCAAGCGCGGCTTTACCTATACGCACAAGCCGGTGTCGGTTAACGCGGATCCACAACATGAAGCAAACGCGCATAGCGTCGCCTATGCCAATGCTAAAGGCTTTGCTGTTAACTTATCGGCCGATAACTTAGCAGAGGCCGATGCATTAGCAGACTTAGAAATAGGGCCAGTTGTTGTTGTGTTGCCTAGCGATCAATTGACGGCAACAGAAACGCCTAGCGGGCGCAAGGTAGCAATCTGCCCGGCGGTACTGTCCGACAACGTCAATTGCACAACTTGCGGCTTGTGCGCCAAAATTGATAGGCTTTCGATTATTGGTTTTCCCGCTCATGGGACAAGCAAGCGCAAGGCAAGCGCCGTAGCAATGGGAGCGAATTGATATGGAAAAGAATTGGAAAGCTTGGGCGATCTTAACCGACGGGCAACAGATCGCTTGGCCTAATTTAAGGCAAGGCCAAGCCAAATGGCGCTTTGATTTTCTCAAACGCGGTATGTTGTACCGCGGCGTCGCGATTAAAAAATGCGGCTATCTGCAGAACGATTAGCGCCATATTAGCCGCGCGATCGTTAACCGCGCGCGGCGTTTATGGCGCTAATGCCAGCAACAGTACAGTAAAGGACAGTATATTATGAACCGTACACTAGACGTTATTGCCCGCGATATTAGCCGCGATTGGACCAAGCCTTACTTCGGCGCGGTTCCCTATCTTGATGCAATGCATAGCCTGCAGACGATCCGGGATAAGTACTATTTTGATAATGCCGAATCCGTCGTGCGCTATTTCCTAGCCAACGCTACGTCGTGGAAGGGTGAAACCGCGCGCGCGATCAAAGCCGAATTAAAAACGCTATTGAAGGGTGCCCGGTAACATGATCGCCTATTTAGCCCATATAGCCGTGATATCGTTCTTTTGGGGTGTTGGCGCCCTATCAATTTGGGCGATCATTAAAACGATAAAGGAAGCTTAACCAATGACAAACGATCGAAACTATTTACGCATGGTATCGGATAGCGGATTGATCGACGCCGCGCGCGCCGGTGACAACGATCTGGCCCTAGTACTAGCCGAGCGCCTAAGCGCCCTATTGGACGTTGAAGCGCAATTGGAAATGGTAACTAATGAACGGGACGAAATAGACGCCCGGTGCGATATCTGGAAGCAGCAGGCGATTGAAGCAATGGACGAATTAGACGCCCTGCGCGGCGTCAAATGATCGCGGTTCTTTGTGGAGCCGCCCTATTCCTATTAACACTAATATTGGACGATTGATTATGCGGGTATTAATCGCTTGTGAATATAGCGCGACTGTTCGTGATGCATTTCGCGCCAAAGGCCATGACGCATGGTCATGCGATCTATTGCCGACAGATGGCGATCCGCAATGGCATATCCAAGGCGACGCCTTAGTTATGGCCCGCGGACATAAATGGGATTTGTTAATCGCTCACCCGCCATGCACCTATCTAACTAATAGTGGCGTTACCTGGCTACATAAAGACCCGACACGGTGGGCAAAGTTAGACGATGGCGCGGCGTTCTTTAAGGCACTGTTAGACGCGCCTGTTGAACGCATCGCTATCGAAAATCCGATTATGCATAAATACGCCAAGGAACGAATCGGCGGCATCAAACAGACGCAAACAATCCAGCCTTACCAATTTGGTCATCTGGAACAGAAAGCGACTTGCCTTTGGCTTAAAGGCTTACCACCCTTACAGCCAACGTCCGACTTAAAAGCGCAGACAAAGGTATTGCCAGACAATCAACGCCAACGTCTGCACTATCTGCCACCGTCTGCTGATCGGTGGAAATTACGCAGCACAACTTACAAAGGCATTGCTGAGGCAATGGCTAATCAATGGGGGAATTTAATATGACACAATATGAAATAGCAATCGCGGGACTGTTAGCCGCGCAAGCCTTTACGATTGCCCTGCTATGGCTCACAAAAAAGGATTGCGACGCATGGCGCAAGGCATGGCTGCGCGACGCTACCGAATTGCTGCAATGGAAACGCTATGGTTTAATGCGCGATCCTGCGACGGGACGCTATAAGCGCAAGGGTGATATCTAATGGATAGGAACCTGCGCGCTAAGATACGCCACTTAGCCGGATATATCACCGACAAAACAGCGGTTATGCAATACATCAACCGCGAACGTAACCTAAACCTGACGCTGCGCGACATAGAAGACGCCTGCATGGGGATTAGGGACTATCGCCCCAACCTAACGCCTATGGCGCCGTCGCCGCTGATAACGACGCACCAGAAGCCGGGATATGACGCCCTAGCCCTTGCGTTGTTCAAATATCATGCAGCGCGGGCCACAGGCGCCGATAAGGAATATTGGCTTAGTCGGACGTTTGACCGCAAGCCCAAGCCTACCACCACAATAGAACTGTGAGATTATAACCATGTTTGAAATCAAAGTTATAGACCCGTCTGTCGATGATGATGAAAAGGACATCGACCCCGAACTTGACCTGTTGCGTGTGGCTGCAAGGGCCATACAAAAGCACGAACGCTTGAAGGCTGAATTGCAGGCCCATGAGCGCCATTTGTCGCTAGTCTGCCAGACCTACGGCAAGCACTATCGCGTATGGGGCTTTAGGCCTGAGCATCTGCGCCAAGCCTGCATCGCACGGGGGCTGCTGAAATGAGCCGCCCAATGATTTACCCAATGGGGACGCTAGAGGTTGGCGAAGTGGCCACCATGCCAGCCGCCAAGCGCGGCGATGCCAAGCGCACCAGCCGCAACGTCTCACAATATGGCATCCGCAACGGGAAGGCATTCAAGTGCCGCACTGTTGAGGGCGTCACGTTCATCACAAGGTTAAGATAGTGACATTCGGTTCTGACACACGCAAATCTAAGCACGGCATCAACGCAATGGCTGTTGGCGAGGTTCGCGTATTCGACACGCCGACTGAACGGGACAAAGACATCCTGCGCCGTGCAGCACACAACCAAAACGAGCGGACAGAGCGCCGCTACATGACGCGATCCAAAGGCGACAAGCTGACAATTACCCGCCTGCGATAGCAGATACTAAAAAGCCCCCTGCGGAGTGAGGACGCAGGGGGCTTAAAAGGGTCAGCAAAGCGACGCCAAGGGGTCAGCGGAGCAACACCGACCGTATTGGTATATCATCGGTCAACATGGGATGTCAATTCTTGCCTAAGTTTGACATTGTGTTTGGCTTAGGCAGTTCGTCCGCCATGCGGCGCAACTCAGACTTGCTGTGCATCTTAACAATATCAGGCGCGACAAAGATGTGCTTTTTGGTTGGTAGTTCAACTGAACCTACCCGCCCCATGTCAACCCAACCAGCTTCCTTCAACGCATGAAGCAGCGCCGCCTGCGGTATCTTCACGCCAGCAGGGACGTTGATCGCCAGCGCATCGCAGATACGATGGAACGGCCCACCAATGACACCATCGGCAAACACGCCCGACTTCGCACGCATCAGGTCTACCAGATAGCTTTCTGCTACGCTCATGCCATGCTCGACCATGTTTAGCTTCCATTCGGTCACTGGTGGTGCAGCAGCAGGGTTGAACGCCGAAACGTCACGCTGATGCAGCCAAGCGGCGCACTTCTCATAGCCGCCACTCTCATACCAGCCCCACAGCGCCTTAGCTGCTGGCACTGACATACGCGGCGCACGCGTCCACACGCAGAACCAGCGGCGATCTTGCGTAGGTAGCGTGATAGGCAGCGGATCGTTAGTGTATGCAATCACCATCAGGCGGTTGACCAACTCATAGGGATGCATCCCCTTGCGGTTGACCGACAGCGTTTCAGGTGGCGCAGCGATGAGCGGCTTTAGTTTGTTAGCCATAGCGCGACGTTCGCGTGCCTCTGGCTCCTTTAGTTCGTTTAGGATGACAACTTCAGCTTCAAGCGCGTAACCCCACTGGCTGTCCAAGCCGCCGGCCTCAATGACTGACCGATTGCGCCAATGCTTACCGCCCAACGCCCACAGGAACGGCTGGAACATACTATCCTTACCCGCGCCTTCATCGCCGCCGATCAGGATGGCATGATTAATCTTGACGTTAGGGTTCTGTATCTTGAACGCCATAGCGTTAAGGATGTGGTCTAGTTCGGCATCGTCCGCGACCAGATTGCGGCAATGCTCTAGCCAAGGCTCAACGTCATGGTCGGCGATTACATCGCTGCCCGACACGTCAGGGCGTGCGTTTGTCCAGCGGTTGCCGTAGACCAGCCCGTCACGCGTCACCAGCACGTCATCGCCAGCGGCGAACGTCACAGCCGACAGCGCAGGCGCACCGCGGTCTTGACGGCGCTCATCAAAATAGATGGATGACTGCACGCGCTGCGTCTTCTTGTGGATGGAACGGCAGTCAACGTGACGGAACAACGCGTTAAAGACGTTGCGGGCTATCTCTTGACGTGTGACCATGTCAAAGTAGCAGTCATCGGACTGGATATAAGCGAAACGCTCGAACCATTCGTTTTGTTCCAGCCGTCCTGCTTCTTTCTTTTCGACCTCACGCACACGCGCTGCGGCCTCATCGGGGAACGCTTCGGTAGGCACTATCTTGTCCATCATCGACGCCATGCGTTCAGCGATTAGTTCGTCACGCAATCCGGGCGTCACCTTCGGGCCACCTTCATTGGCTACCCAATCAAGAAACGTGCGGCTGTCTAAGTCTTGGCAATGGCCGTGGTAGCAGCAGAACGAACGATCCAGCGGCTTGTAGCGCGCCTCAATCATGCCGTCGCTGTGTTCCGCATGGTTAGGACACACAATAGCGCACCAGCCGTCAGCGTTAGGCGCGCTAAGAACAAGGCTGTTTTCGTTAAGCCATGCAAGGACGTTGTCCTGTCCTGTGTCGCGCAGCAGCACCGCCTTATAGTCGGCTGTGTCGCCTTCTTCCGGCGTGACGCCTAGCGCATTGCATATCTCATCCAGTGTGTATTCACGCTCTGGGTGAAACTCGACCAGCCGTGCAGGGAAGTTGCCGCGGCCACGCTTCATGTTGATGCTGCCGGGGATACGACAGTTGCGGACAGCGTTAGTCGCGCCCGGATCGGTGTAGCCTGCGTCCGCGATGGCTTTGATGGCAGCGCAGAAGTCGCCCTTGCGTGGCTGTTCGCTGAACGCGTAGCCCCACTGGAACGAACCTTCGCTGGTTTCCAACACCCATGTCGGCTCAAGCGGCGGTGTCTTAGACTTCGTGCCAACGTCATCCAGCATCATGAACAAAACATATTCGACGTTGCTGCTCTTGGCTGCTGGCTTGCCGTCAACAAAGCGGTCAACGATGAACGCGCCTGTGTTGACATACCAAGACTCGCCTTCCTTTATGCGCGCCTTGTCAGGTATGAACGCAGGAAAGGTAGCCGATGGCACGCCGTCAGCATGGTAGATGATGTTACCATCAGGGTCATACTTAGGCTTCTGACGTAGCAATAGCGCCGTCTCGCCGTTCTCTGTGGCTAGACCAGTGACGTATTCGATAAACTTGATGCGATCCTCACTCATCGCTTGCTCCTTATTTGCCATAACGTTCCATAATTGCCACTTCAGCGTTCAGGGGTAGCCCTGCTGCCCAAGCTGGCGGCTCACACATAATCTGCACCAGCCGCTCTGCTGCGGCTTCGGCTTCATCTTCTGGCACTTCCAAGACGATTTCATCGTGGATGTGCAGCACTACGTTGTCCAACCGACGCAAGGCGTGACGCAGCAAGTCGTTGGCGACAGCTTGCGTGATGTTTTCACACGCCAGACCGCGCCACAGCCGCGCCCTTGGCCATTCTTTCGCGTCTGCGGCTGGCTTCCAAGAAGCCTTCGCGTAGGTCAGATTGCCTTCCTCGTCGAAACGAGCGAAAGGATAACATAACACACGGCCAGACGGAAGGGCATACCAAAGATGCAGTCCGTCAAATAAATATGTAATGCGGCCAACGCTAAACTCGCGGCCCTTGTTCCGCATGGCGCGCATATAAGTTTCTTCAAGGCCAGCCCAGTAAGGCACAGCCCACTTGTTAGCCCTGCGCCATGCGTCCACCATGCGCTTCGCGTCGCTCTCTGACATCATCAGGCCGTAGATGCGCCCCATGCTGGCAAACGCACCGACACCGCCGGCGAAGCCACAGGCCAACTCTTGAACCTTACCAATCTGGCGCTGGTCGTTGTTGACATCGGTATAACCGACATGGAAGGTCGCCATAGCGTTGTGCTTGTAGACATCCTCACCCTTGGCAAAGATGTCCAGCTTGTTCGCACCAAAGACGCTGTTGGACGCCCACGGCGTCACCCGCGCTTCGATGGCGGCCCAGTCAGCGACGATAAGCTGCTTGCCTTTGTCAGCCATCAGCGCAGGGCGCAGCATACCTTTCAGCACGTCGGTTACGCGGCGGCCATACTCAGGGACAATCTGGTGACCCCGCACCATAGCCTGCCGCACTAATGCAGGGTCTGCGGCGCACTTTCTTGGGAAGTTATGGACCTGAAGCCCATATGATGAAGCGCGGCCAGTAGCGCTACCTCCTGCAAATACGAACGCTCCTCTAACGCGAAAATCTTCCTCATCAGCGAGCGCCGCTGCGCGTTGGAACTTCGCAACGGACGATGCCCACAGATCGTCCGCGCACTGGATGACTTCGGCGACTTCCGCTGGGACTTCATCTGGGTTCTCCTCTGCCAACACAAGTAAGTTGGCGCGCACGTTCTTGTCAATGGACAGTTTCTCGACGCCGTCCTTCATCACGGTCGCCACGGCTACAGCCTGCGGCCCTACCCTAGCTAACACCCAATCCTTCATCTTCGGGCTGCGGACGGACTTAATCTCGCCGTGCGTCACCTCTGCGACAATGGACTGTATCTCAGTCAATTCAGTCTCAGCGTAGCGCACCGCTGCCTGCGCCAATGGACGGTCCAGCAGCACGCCGCGGTCGTTGATGCGCTCGTTGACGTGATAGTCGGCCAACTCATCAGCCGACAGCGGACGCTGCGCCTGCGCGATAGCGCGCATGGCCCGCACGTCCTGTTCGCAATAGTCAACCATTTCCTGCATCAGCGCCGCATCCTCACGGAACGTGCCGTCAGCTTGCGGGATGGACAGCAGGCGGATCAGTTGACTGCCGCGATGGTCTTTCTTCATGGTCGCGCCAGCAAAGCGCCCGACATCCTCTAGGCTACCCGGCGC